GCCTTGGCCGGAGCCTTGGCCGGGGCTGCCTTGGTTAGAAACTGAGAAAACTTGGCGTCCAGTTGACGCAACTCTGCATCCTCAAGTTTCTTTATCGACTTGCCCGGAACGGCATCATACTCGTCAATCCAGTTGACCTCAAGTTTTGTCTTCTCATTGTACACACGTGATTCGACACGGAACTGAACCTTGACCGCAGAAAAATCTATACCGTCAAGCTCACGGAACGAAGTCCCGCTCCAGCCGAATACCTTCTTTATCTGTGCAGCGTGGAAGGTCTCACCCTTGCTTCCGTAAAGAGTAAGGTAACTGGTCTGTTCTCTAAATTCGGTGTCTGACCAATCTACCCACACGTCCTCATCTGCGTCGTAAATTTCATCGGCACAGAGTTGAAGTATCAGTTGTGGAAATCCGTTCTTGGTAAGCGACACGCCGCCGCTCACCACGTTTCCACGAAATGTTGCTGCTCTATCTACCTGACCCATTACTGTCCACCACCTTTCTTGGAACATGTTTCATTTATAACTCGCCAACTTTCCTCAACTATGTTGTGTTCTACTCTTGTCAATTTCGCTTGGTCGGTAAGTTGCCTAAGATTCTGTATGGCAATCTCGACCGCCATTATCTGTTTTTCTGGTTCACCCATTGTTTACTACCTCACTTTCTTTTTTACTGACTTCCTCAGCAATAAGTTCCTGCATTAACTTGAATGCAGCCTGTTGACACAACTGAATCTTTACAATGTCACCATGACACTTCTTATATTTCAAGCCAGAACCGCATGGGCACAAGTCGTTACGTCCGGGTTCTCTACTCATTCTCATCTCCAAATACAAACTTCCATATTGATGGGTCAGCCGAGGTCTCAAATGATACCACCGCTTCTTTGATAGTCCGGGACTTGGCCCTGAAATATACTTCCGGCTGAACGTACACGGCACGTTGTGTATCGCCGGTTATCTTCTTGTCCTTGGCCACAAACGAATTGAAGTAGTTCACCCGAAGGATGTGGTCACACCATTCACAATAAAGTGATTCGATACTCCATGTTTTATCGACGTGGAGTCGTGGCCCTTCACGCAGGAAATCTTCACCACCCGGATTAGCAATACGGCTTGGGAACGATTGGGCCACAAAGATAATGTTCTTGCCCACCCTTACGAGTCCATCACACGCCACAAGAATAAGTTTCATAGTATCATAAAGATGTTTGTAGCCCTTGTTGTAACCATAACTTTCGAGGTTTGTTATCCTTATGTCCTTTGGCCCCGGAATAGTCTGAAACACATAAGGTTCAGCCCAATCTTGAAGGATGGTAACTGTATCGACCACCACAGTTTTGAACCCCTCGAATACATCACGTTGACCGAGTACCGACAAGACATCGGCGAACGTCTCTACCCCGGCGATGCACTTCACAGGTTCACCGGTCGCCGGATGTCTCAGTTTTCTGGCTCCATCATCGAGACCTATGAAAACCGGGTCTGGCGACAGGATAGCAAGGGACGACTTTCCTATGCCCGTGTCACCATAGAGCATAATCTTCTCGCCCTCACCCTGCCCGCTCCAGCTCTTAACGCTGAATTTCTTGGCCGGTAACGCTACCGGTTGAACCGCAAGTGATGGTCCCGGCGGTGGAGCAGGTGGTAGTTTAGTACCCATAGTTTTAGGTTTGCTTATCGCCATTATTCACCCCTTTCTATCAAATCTCCTATGTCAACACCATTTTCACGCTCTTCATCAGTTAGTTTACAGTCGTCTATGTTACCCATCAGTCCGGTTGCGTTTCCTTCGATACCAGTTGTGTTACCACGCAAACCAGATATACAACCTCTTAATCCAGATATATCACCCGACAAACCGTTTAGACGACCGCACAGACCAAATACATTACCCCGTAAATTGGTTGTGTTACCCCATAGACTTGTTGTGTTGTTCGACAGTACGGGTATTCCAACCGCCAATGGACCAGATAAATTATATCTTATCAACCTGTGCTCCACCCTATTCACCCCCTTTTTTCAATATGACATCACACAAATCAGATAACAAACTGATATAATCTTCTGTAGTTAAATCAGGACAATCATAACAGTATGTTGTCGTGTAGTAAATATCCCCAAATTTATAACATATTGTTTTGTCCAATCTATTTAACCCTTTCTACTAAATTCTTTATGTTTCATTCTTGCATTAAACATACCAATAGTTTCACGTATGGCGAACGTCCCTTCCTTAGCCCCCGGTGTAACTTCGGCACGAACACCATCAATCAGTAATACCAACAGATTAGTACCCTGCCAATGTTCAGCTACATAAAAACGCTTACCCATATACACAGTGGGGCTGTTTCCTATTTCATCTACTGTCTCGTTTTCGGGCATGAGAAATTTCTTTGATTCGGCCTGGGTTAATTTTTTGGGTCGTCCAGATTTCATATTCTATTCACCCCTTTCTGTCTCAAGGACATACGTTCTTCTAAATCCCGGCGGTACTTCGTCGGGCTTTAACTTCACATTGTTGTAGCATATACTGATGTACGGGCACTTGAATGTGGCCTCGCACTGTGTTTCATCACACCACCAGCAGTTGTTTTTTTCAAGGAATCTTACCGTATGATATATGTTCACTATCTCTGTCTGGATATTACGAATGTCCTCATCCGTGCGTCCCACCGTTCGGCGGGCGAAGTAAAAAGTCGGTCGTTCGACAATGTCAGCGAGTAATCTCGCTCCGAACATACCGGCAGTCTCACGTATAGCGAATGTTCCTTCCTTGGCTCCAGGTGTAACTTCGGCACGAACACCATTAACGAACACACCATCACTGGACACGGAGACCTCAAACTTCTGGCCTTTATACTCACCAGTCGCTACAAATTCCTTGGTCTCACCCTGTGTCAACTTGGCTGGCCTAATACCCGGTTTATGCCAGACATCATATACCACGCTGGAGATAAGCGGGTCGCCCGGTTTTATACCATAGATTTCAAGTTTACCCATTAGTTGCAATTCTCTGGCAGAATAAGGGTAGACCCTACCCTGAGTATCGAGCGTCAGATGTTTCCAGAAATCCGAATCTTCGTCGATACTGCTTCCTGTCGATTTATGTTCATATATCACAACTGCACAATCTGGTGCGGCAGCAAGTTTATCAATCTTACCGTCGAGTTGTACACCGATGAGGCGTCTGTCACTTCCGGGATTTCTTATCGGCAGACTAAACGGTATTTCTCTGGCAACTGTTGTGTACTTCTCTTTGTCCTGATAATACCAGATATAGCCACACAGAGAATATAGAATAATAGTTCGTTCAGTCTCCCAATCATCAGCGGTTTTACCCGTCGGCATCTTCTCATAAGATTTGTTAAGATACCTGATAACGGCATCCATCATGTTATCAGGAAGTAAGTCGGTTCCCTGACACAGAATACAGTCGGCATTTTTCTTACCCTCGTTGGCACACTCCGGGCACACACTTCCCGGTTTCATACTCACTATCTCAAGGCACTTGTGCCAGTGTGTTCCGATACGTTGTGAATCAGTATCTCCTTCCGGCGATATATTGTGGATGTACTTGTAGTAACATCGCATGGCACACGCCTTGAACGTCTTTATAAACGACACACTAATTCGTAAATCTGCTCTTTTCATAGCCTTTATCCTATAACAATTCTTAGACCTTCATAAGTTGTTTCAATCCTCACCGAAAAAATCTCACAGTACCCACAATCATCATAATATACACAATGTAGGTCTCCATGTTCCTCGATAAGTGTCTGTAACCATTCTATGATTTCACTCGCTTTCAGACCGTCTTGCATACTAAGTCTCCTACAAATTTTCACCTCTTGGAGTCAAATACTCGGTGTAATACTGTGTCATGCTATAGATACTATCTCTTGTACGAATCCTTACGAGCTGGGCCAATTCAACTTCTGATTTCACAAAGTTAAGTTCATCTATCGCTATATCTATACTAAGTTCACTTGTGAAATTTACAACTATTACCATCTTATCTGCCGCCCATTTTCGGGGCACTAATCTATAGGTAACTTCGTCAACAATAAGTTTTAATTTTGCGGCCATTTCTTTACACAACTTATCGAGACACCACAATCCTTCTAACGTATCCATCTTGTTTCTCCTA